AAACATGAGCAGAAAAGGTTGTCGCTCTCTCATCATTGCTCTTATTGCATGCTTAGCAATCTGGAGCGTTGTTATCTTCGCTATATATAAATGGTGCTGAAGATGATTAATCACAATTTACTGCGAGCTGCGCAGAGTAAAGCAGCAATAGCGATATTTCTTCAAGATGGCGATATGTGGCTTGCTGCCAATCAGCAAATGAAAGCTGCGGCTGGCATGCCGTGGTATCGGAGGGGAAATGCAAGAGTTTAAAGGTACGCCGGGCCCATGGCATGTTATGAGAGGAGATGTTCTCGATAAAAATGGACGAATGGTTGCTTCAGTGGAGGGGTTTTGTCCCGGTGAGAATGATACTTATGATGCGGAATTAATCGCCTCGGCGCCGGAATTGCTGGAAGCATTGCAGGGATTGGTTAGAAGTTATGAAGATTTCAGGAAGAGAAAAGATAAAGAAGGAAGCCCTGAAGCTAGTGAGTTTATAAAGGCTAGATCCGCAATTTATAAAGCGCTAGGCAAATAACCCTACCCCACCAACCGAATAAACCAACCAACTTAACCATGTCGGCTATTACAGCGACGGGCTTCGTGCATTCTGAAATCAGGAGAAATCATGAATCTCTCAATCACCGATAAAGCAGAAATTAAACGCATCATTGACGGACTCGGTGATGCAGATATGAAACATGTACACGCTGAGACTGAGCGCCTTGCTGAGTCTTGTGCAACCATGTTTGACATGATGGAAGCGCATAAGCCAGATGAGTTCACAAAGGATGCCGTGAACTGGCTCAGGGAAGATGATTGCGATGCTCAGGAGAAAGTTGCAGAGACGTTTTACGACCTTTTGCTTGAGCGGGTTAAGGCTGAGTATGCAATCGGAATTTTTGTCCGCAGTCACATGTACAAGGAGGTTGCATGAAGCCAGGTGTTTACTACGGAATGCCGGATAGTGAATACCACGCAGACCCGGCTATCGGGTCTACCTCGGTAAAGCAAATCAGCATTAGTCCAGCAAATTTATACTTCAATCCTTTTAAGGGAAGCAAGTCAGCGCACATTGGAAGTGCCATACATTCAGCCCTTCTTGAGCCGCATGTTTTCAGGGAGCGCTACGTCATGCGAGAGGATATCTCCACTCGCGCATCAAAGGATTTTAAGGATCTGGCAGAACAGCATTCACCAGAAAATATCATCGTTGGTAGCGAGGTAGAAACCATCACGCGCATGATGAAAACAGCGCAGATGAATGATGACTTCACCAACTATATGAGCACTAAAGGTGATTCCGAAGTTTCTATGTTTGCAGAGTGCCCTGAGACCGGGTTAATGCTGAAATGCCGATTTGACAGATTATCACAATCACTCCCCTACCCGATGGATGTCAAAAGCTGCCGTGATGCTTCAGAGCGCGGATTTAGCCACGCCATAGGTCAGTTTAAATACCACATTCAGGCAGCCTTTTATCTCTATGTACTCAAGCTAGCAACAGGATTAGAGAGAAATAACTTTGCCTTTTTCGCCATAGAGAATACCGCGCCATATCGCAATTGCATGTATTACATCGGCGAGGAATCGCTTGAGCTTGGTCGCCGTGAAATGTGGGCTGCGCTGGAAAAGATAAAGGAATGTATGGCAGATGAATCCATCAAGTATGAGGGAATTGTTCTGCCATCAAACGAAATTAATGTTCCGGCGTATTTGCTGGATGATGAATATTCAGATGAGGTAATACTCTAATGCAAAACAATAACCAGGATAAATTAGCTGACCTGAGAGCAACTGTAATTCCCCGCTCTGACCAGATTAACTTTGAAGACGTTCAGACTCAAAGCATCACCGCGGTCATCAAATCAGTCCGCGCTGGCAATGCTGAGCAACCCGTATTTATCGACCTTGAAGGTTATGAGGGAAGGCCTTATAAGCCATCTAAATCAATGCGTCGGGTGCTTATAGGTGGATGGGGTGCAGATGGTCACTCATGGGTTGGTAGGTCAATTACCATTGCTGGAGACCCATCGGTTAAGTTTGGTGGAATTGCTGTAGGCGGTATCAAGATTCACGCCATGAGTGATATTGATTCTGACTTTTCGATGATGCTTTCTGTATCTCGCGGCAAGCGTCAAGAGCACCGGGTGCGCAAGCTTGAGGTAAAGAAAAGCATGACACCTGAGGAAATTCTGGCATGGTTTAGCAGTGAAGCATTAACGGCAGATATAAATAAACTTAATGGCATATACAGTCGCACAAAATCAGCACTTTCTGCATGCCCTGATGAATCTAAAAAAATGGAAGAAGTTTATTCTGCAAGGAAAAATGAACTGGAGAAAAAATGAAAACTCCAGATATATCACCTGAAGATTTTCGCCTCGTTTCAGGGAAAATGGTTGCATGCAGGGCAGCTGATAGGCTTGGAATAACCATTACCAGATTCTATTACCTTGCTCAGAAATTTTCTATACCAACAGCATTTGTAAACATCAGATGGACTGACAGTGAAATTGACAAAGCTGTCAGTCTTAGGGCAGCAGGTAAGACAAAGAAAGAAATAGGCAAAGAGATTTGTCGCAGCGAACAAGCAGTAAAGAGCTTATTCAGAAGACTTAAGTCTAATAACTGATTAGGAGACAAGCATGAGCAAAAACCTATATATCGAACTCGGTGTTAAATATGTCGTTACCGGCTCGAAGCATGACCTTATTCTCAGCGAGAAGAAAAAGGTTTCTGACGAAAAGAGTAAGAACTTTGGGAATGAGATTCTTGTTCGCCTTGGTTATTACAGCAAGTTTGAGCATCTGGTTAAAGAGCTATGCCACCGTGAAATCCTGCAATCTGAAGCTCAGACTCTGGAAGAATTGCGCGATTACATCTTTGCTCTCGGCGAGAAGCTGAGTAAGGAGATTTCATCATGATAGGCCGTTCTTACGATCCATCTATATTCCAAGATGATTTATCAGTACGTCGCAGACAAAGAGCAATGCCGCCAAGAGATGAGTTGATGAAGCGTAATAGCTTCCAGTCGGTTAACGAGAATAAGTTTCTGGATGCTTTGCTGAAGAAGATGAGGGGGATGTGATGGATTACAGCAAGCTATCAGATTTTGAAATAGATAAGGCGGTAGCAGATGTATTGGGTTTCGATTACGACATCGCAATAATGTTTGTAAGTCCGGTGGATAAAATAAATGGGAATCATGTTGAGGAGTACGTTAGGAAAAAGATAACCAGTAATGAAAAGCACTGGAAGCGATTTTCGCCATCGCGAATACCTAATGATTCATGGTCTATTATTGAATCCAATGGTATTGGAATGAGAAAACAATCAAATGGATTATGGTGCGCCACTAGAATGGGTGGAGCTTATCCTATTTACGATGACAATCCTCTTCGTGCTGCAATGCTGGTATTTTTGATGATGCAGGAGGCCAAATGACTCACGTCACCAAAGAATCATTATCCGCTCGTATCGCTGAACTGGAATCAGGAACAAGGTCTATTAAGGAAGATTACCAGTTGGAGGCTTATCGGATGCTGCTTAAAGTGATGGAGGATGAGAATTATTATTTACATAAAAACCATCAAATAAACATGGAATGCCAAGAGCTAGTTTTTATTGGAGATAGAAATGGAAGTTAATGATGACGTTTCAGCAGAGATGCAAATGTGTTTGGTGCGTATTTGCCGGAATGAGAAAACTGCTGCTGCCGTGTGGCTGAAGATGAAAATCCAGTTCCCTGAGTATTCAACTGAAGAAATAAAAGAAGCGGTAAGACCGGTAATTGAAAGAATGATGAAATCAATTTGATGGCGGAAAATTACGATAGGAATAACCATGGAATCACACAGCCTCACTCTCGATGAGGCTCCCACCATGTTTCATTTCTCAGTTCGATTCCCAAGCCGGAGATAAACCCAATGCGCGAGCTACGCGACGACTCTCTCATTGACATGAAGTTCATGATGGAGGATGCTGGATTTACCGCGAAGTATTTTTATTCGCAGATTAATGCCGGAAAACTCCCCAAGCCGATCAAACTTGGTCGCTCATCAAGATGGATGTATGCTGACTACCAGGCATGGAAACTTAGCCACCTCCCCAACATCAAAAAAGCATCATGACCGCTCTTTGCGGGCACATATGCGGGCATAAAATTCTCCACATCTGCAATTATCCATAAATCCCCTGCACTTACATCACCTGTTAGGTGTCTGCAGGGGACACCACATTAGCATTACCTCGCACTTCCTGACGTTACCAAGCATCCTATTCCCACTTGCCTTCACACCATTTCTTTATTACCCGACGTTACCCAACATGAATTGACTACGCCAAACTTTTGCGGGCATATTGTGGGCACACTCGAAAATGACCATGGATTTATGCCCACATGCTTACCGTTAAGCAGATAGAAGCAGCTAAGCCTACAGACAAATCATATCGCCTTGCAGATTCAGGAGGCCTTTTCCTGTTCGTTCCCCCATCGGGTAAAAAGGTGTGGCGCATGCGGTACCGGTTCGAAGGGAAAGAAAAAACGCTAGTCATTGGGCCCTATCCTGAAATCCCACTTACCGAAGCCAGAGCGAAACAGTCTGAAGCAAAAATGAAGTTGCTTGCCGGCGTTGATCCGGCAGAACAGAAACAGGCCATAAAGAAGAAAGAAAAAGAAGAGCAAGCTGATACCTTTGGGGATATTTTCAGGGAATGGCACACCCATAAATCAAAGGTATGGTCGAAGGGATATGCAGACGAGATGATGAGTATGTTCACGGATGACATACTGCCGATTATCGGACACCTGAAAATGGATGATGTTGAACCAATGGTTCTTCTGAAGGTGATAAGACTTTTTGAAGACAGGGGCGCGATGGAACGCGCTGACAAGGCGAGGCGCAGATGTGGTGAGGTTTTCAGTTATGCAATCGTTACTGGAAGAGCCAGATTTAATCCATCTAGAGACCTTGCTGGAGCAATGAGGGGTTACAGAAAGAAAAACTACCCTTTCCTTCCCATGCATCGCATTCACGAGTTCCAGAGTGCTTTGAATGCATATGGTGGATGGATAGTAACCAAAATTGCGACGCAGATTCTTCATTACACAGCCATGCGCACAATAGAATTACGTTCGCTGGTATGGGCAGGAATAGATTACGAAAACAGGTTAATCAGCGTTGACCCTGAGGTTATGAAGGGAAGAAGGTTACATGTAATCCCAATGTCAGACCAGGTTATCGAACTTTTCCGCTTTTTGCAAAATATCACGGGTCAGTATGAGCTGTGCTTCCCTGGCAGAAATGACAGGAAGAAGCCAATCAGCGAAAACGCCATCCTTGGCGTCATCCGTAATATTGGATATGAAGGCCAAACCAGTGGCCATGGCTTCCGGCACCAGTTCAGCACCGTGTTGAACGAGAAGCACTGGAACAGTGATGCCATAGAGATGCAGTTAGCCCACGTTAGCGGAGGAACGCGATCTGTTTATAACCATGCTGCATATCTCGATACCCGCAGAGATATGATGCAATGGTGGGCTGATTATCTGGATGGCAAGGCGGAGTAATACTACCTCACATTACCGGGCAATCATCATCCTCTTGGGTTGCCCGGTTGATGATGTACGTCACAACTCCTTTAACCTCGACTTCATCCAGCGCATCACCTTCAATCGCTTCCCCATCCCTGGTAATAAGTGACTTACCCATCACCTTTGCAAAATCAGTTATCCCGGAATACGAAATCATTACCGTGCTGTTTTGTTTTGGCTTGAGCGATAAATCAAGCACAGCATATCCAGTCGCCGTCTCTATGGTTCTGGTGTTTGGACCGGTACCACATATCATGTCAACTGTGAGAGCCCGCTGTACATAGTCATTAGCCGGAGAGGGAAATCCCATCAGAGCACCCTCCCCATGTTGCGCAGAACCCATAGGCGGTTGTTGCTATGGTCTGGCGTCTTGTCTGCAAAACACGATTGATTCCTCTCAATCCACCGATTGGCTTCATCGTCCGAGAAGTGAATGCCTTTCCCTCGCAACTCTCTGATAAAGTCACTGGTACGAAGGCATACGTAGCCCTTCGGGTTTTGCGAAAGTGAATTCCTGAATGCGTTCTGTATGTCTGAATGTCTGAGCATGATCTGCCACCCAATAAACACTGTCTGTATATACAGTAGTTTTGCAAATGGCAAAGATCAAGACCGGTTTTTGCGAAATGGATTATCCATACTGATTACTATACGTTTTCTTATCTTTCTCCTATCAGTAACCTTGGAAATGTTAGGTAATCATAAGTTGCATGTGGTGATGGGCGTGAAAAGTTGAAGTATGATAGATGATACAATGGTGGGATGATTAGATGGATGGAAGGTGACGTTGCGCCATCTTCCATAACCATCTATACCAGCGTAAATACCTAACCAATTTTTACTGTGTAGCTTCCAGCATCATTAAAGGTAATGACCGGCATAGCTCCACTTGCCCATGTGATTGTGAATTTTCCTGATGTTGATTCAAAAATTGCGGTCACAGTCCCATTGTTAGAGGCCGTCCCTTTCGAAATTCTGAACTCAGCACATGATAGGTCTGATCCCCTTCCGCCAATTTTGATATTGTAAACGCCACGTGTTTCCATAATCCACGAAGGGAAGGTATAAGTACCCCCTGCGGAAACAGTTACCTCACAGCGTGCAGTTGAAGGTCGAGAGAAACTATCTGCCGAGAAGTTGAGACCGAGCGTGTTAGGCGCGTTAGTACAGTTAACAAATGCACAGGCTATATATTTAGCCATCAAATCTGTCGACGTGAAACTGACCCCGACAAACGTAACCTTTTCGAATGTTACATTCGCTGGGGTGACAGAGTCATCAGAAACGAGCCCAGCAGTGTAGTCTCTGATCACGCAGCGGTTAAAGTTAACAACTCCCAATCCTGACTGAGAAACCATCGCCTCCGTAGCACCGTCAGAGATCATCGTGCAACCAATAACATCGGTGACAGTCTGTGCACTACCGTTACCGAATGTTCCCAGAATGCCAACGATGTGGTTAGAAACGATTGAAGCATGCCCGCGGTTGTTACCAGAGAATATGGTGGCACCCGTAGCTAGCTGTGAGTTTACGACACCCAGATGTATCGCATTACCACCACTACCCAGCACAATCGGAGATGCATGTCGGTTCCCTGTTAAGTGAATGGAGTTAAATGCATGGGCAGCTCCACCGGTGTAATCCTGGGCATCCCGTAGGTTACCAGAGAAGTACTCTCCCATAGAGTTTGTCCAGCGACCGTTGTCACTGTGTATTCCACCGAGCGCGGCTGAGTTAGCAACGCCGGCAGTATTCTCACCCTTGTTATCAATCCAGTGACCACCGATAGAGCAATATCGTGAGGTGTTCCATGCGCCCCTAACTTGTGCCTCTCGAACGGTGCAGCCAATGTCAGTACCCACAGCCTGCTGACTAATGCCATGCCCTATTCCGTTACCATAGTAATTCATCCCAATGAAATGTGCGTTGCTTGGAGCATCTTCACCTTCCTGCCACATACATGCGTTAGCATTTGCTCTTGTGGCATAAGGCAAGCCGAGAAGGTTGATGAACGCCCATTTTGTATCATTTGCCTGGTCGTTATCAGCCAAGTCTCCAGCATAGATAACAGATCCGTCAGGGCTAATTGACCTGACATAACCACCTACAAACATGCATTTTTCTGAGAAATCACCAACAATTAGAGGCGATTTTGAGTATCCAGATGGATACCTAAACTGGTAATCAACTTTTAGATTTGTGGAATAAATATTCTTGCAGTTATCTAGTGTATAAGAGAGAACATCTCCACCAATAAATTTAATGTCATCGACATGAGAATCCTCAGCATAGCGTAACCATATCTGACCGTTCTTACTGGTGGCTTGGCTTGTCCCCATTCCCATTTCAGAGTTGTCCAGAGTCATACCGCCAA